CCGCAGATACCAACCATCAGCGCGTAATGCAAAAGCCAGCATCCAAGGAATGCCAATTAAATCTTTTTCCTTCAATCCGTCTAGCTTGTTGCCACGCCTTGCACACGTTTGCGGTAAGTCTTGATCGTTGTTGGCAACTGACTGTTTAACCAAGGCTTGACCTTTGCCGGGTCTGTAGTTGTAGTAGCTATCACCAATGTTTAGCCACAAAGTCCCGTTATCTTCCAGCACATCCCACACACATCGAAATACTTCAACCATTGCAGCGATGTATTGTTCCGGCGTTTCCTCTAGCCCGATCTGACCTTCATGCCCGTAGTCACGAAGTCCGTAGTAAGGCGGCGATGTAACACACGTTTGCGCCTTCACGCCTTGACGCGCCCACTCTCGCATCGTTGCTCTACAGTCACCGAATTCTATTAGGTTCATAGCATCTCTTAGTAGTATCTGCTCTTTGGTGAGCGCACGTAGCCTTAGCCTGTGCGCCCTTTAGTAGCTGCTCTCCGGAGCCGCGACACGCGTCAGCCTTTCGGTCAAGGGTGCTAACTTCGCCGCCCTTCTATGCGCTGTTTCAGACCTTAGCCACCAGTTGCGCTTTCCACTCATGCCGCTGTTGCTCTCATTGCCCAGCATGGTGTAGCCCAAAAGAAAAACCCACCTACGGCTGGGCTTCAGACCTCGACGGAAGTGAGCTGACATTACAAGGCTCTCGAACGACGAAGCCCATGCGTAGATGGGTTCATTCGTAATGTCATTTCACGCTTCCGGCGTGGCCCGATCTTTCTCTCGGACAGGGATAGAATGGCATAGTCAAGCCACCTTGTCAACTACTGCTGCGGGACGATCTCAGCCACCATCTGCTCGACGGGGATGTAATCCACAGGATTGACCATCAGCGCCCCGTTTGTGATGACTTGGAGCTTGTATGCCACGCCCTCGGGAATCTGCCCCCGCTTTGCCCATTGGCTGACTGCCTGACTCGTAATGCCCAATGCCTCTGCCAGTTTCCTGCGATTGCCGAAATGCTGCTCTGCCTGCTGAACTTTCATGCTGCCTCCTGTAAGTTAACTTGCAAAGTATCGTATCCTGTGCAAAGCTATCTTGTCAAGCGGCGTTGCATTAGTTAACATTACTTTACAATTTTCCTTTGCAACAAGTGTTGACAATGTGCAATTAGGTAAGTAAAGTCCGTCCTGTAGCACTTGATTGACAACAACAAAGGAGACACAAATGAACTACGCAAACCACATCGGATACAGCGATATCAACCCGTTTGAAGTTGTTCGCGTCATCAGCGACAAAACTCTTGAAATCCGCGCAATGGATGCCGAGCGCGACGAGTCGGTCAAGCTGGACTGGGTTGTCGGCGGCTTCTCCGGCATCTGCATGAACCAGCGCGATCAAAACTGGTTTATCACCAGCAACGAACAAAACCGCGTTGTTCGCATTCGCCTTGGCAAACAAGGATGGAAAGACGCAAACGGTCGTAAATATCAGCTTTCCGATGAGCCGGTTAAATTTTACGACTACAACTTCTAAGACCAAATGGGGGCGCAAGCCCCCGCTAATTGACAACAACAGGAGACACCATGAACCTCTGCAAAGACTGTAAGCACTACAAGAAAAACGCCGACAACATCGAGGCATCCGAATGCACACGCAAGCCGGAATTCTCGCCCATCAGCGGGAGTGTGCTGCCGACCTTCTGCAACATCGAACGCGCTCCTTGGGGAACGTGCAAACACGAAGGCATCCATTGGGCGCGTGCCGAAACCACAACGGCAATTGAATCATGAACGGCGACCGCGCAGTAGCAATTGGCTTCACCATCATTTTTTTACTGATCGTTACGGGGGTACTAGCATGAGCGTCTACACAAAACTGATGCAGGCACGACTGTTCTTGCAAGCCACAAAGCTGAACAAATCAGGCGAAAACAAGTTTGCCGGTTACAAGTATTTCGAGCTAGGCGACTTCCTGCCAACGGTGCAAGAAATCTTTCACAACCTCAAGCTGTGCGGGGTAGTCAGTTACACCGCCGACATTGCTCGCCTGACTATCATCGACACCGAGGACGGATCGCAGCTTGAAATCACCTCGCCTATGGGGTCAGCCGCCCTCAAGGGATGCCACGAAGTCCAAAATATCGGGGCAGTCGAGACTTATCAGCGCCGCTATCTGTGGGTCACGGCGATGGAGATCGTCGAGCATGATGTGCTGGATGCGACTAACGGCAAGGATGCCCCTCAGAAACGCTTAGAAACGCTTGAGACGCATTTGCACGCTATCGCCACATCTCAAGCTGCGGATGCGCTGAAAACCGCCTACACGCTTGCCTACAAGGAAGCCAAGGAAGTCGGCGACACGGATGCAATGGCAAAAATTGTTGCTGCCAAGAACACGCGCAAAACGCACTTGGAGGAAGCATGAAAGTTTTGTCAATGCCGCAGGGCAGTCCCGAATGGCTTGCAGCGCGTGCCGGTAAAGTGACAGCCAGCAGGATCAGCGATGTTATGGCATCCAAGACCACAGCAGCTTATCGGGATTACAGGGCGCAAATTGTGGCTGAGATTCTGACAGGGCAACCGCAAGAATCCGGCTTCACCAATGCTGCAATGCAATGGGGAACTGACCAAGAAAAGTTTGCCCGCGTCGAGTACGAACTCGCTTGCGATTGGACGGTGGACGAAATCGGAATCGTTCTGCATCCGACGATTGAGCGTGGCGCAGCTTCGCCGGATGGGTTGGTATCGACTAATGGCTTAGTGGAAATCAAGTGCCCCAAGACGGCTACGCACCTGCAAACGCTGATCGACAAAAAACAACCTCGCCAGTACGAAAATCAGATGCTGTGGCAAATGGCTTGCACCGGTCGGGAATGGTGCGACTTTGTATCCTACGATCCGCGATTGCCTGAAGATTTGCAATTGTTTGTTCACCGATTCGACCGCGATGAAAAACGCATTGCGGAGATTGAAGCAGCAGTAAAGCAGTTCCTGTCCGAAGTAAATGAAATGATTGACAACATAAGGAAGAAATAATGGCTTACATACCGAAACCTGGCAGCTTCACGCTGTTCAAGAACGCCAAGAAAGAAACCGACAATCACCCTGATTACAGGGGCGATGGTTTGGACATGAACGGCGAACCTGTGTGGGTTAGTGCATGGATTAAAGAGGGCGCTAAAGGCAAGTTCATGTCTTGCAGTATGCAGCACAAAAACAAAGACCAGCCCAAACAAAAGAAAGCTGGCGATATGTCGGACTTAGATAACGACATCCCTTTCTAGTCAACGGGGGAAAGCTGCTGCTGGCATGGGGTTGCGACTACGCGGCCGAGCGCAGTCAGCATAGTGAGTACCCCACCAATTTGAGGAACAACAATGGACTACGATTATTTTGGAAAAATTCGTGAATGGGCAAATGATCGCAACCTCGTCAAAGGTAGCACCCTGCAAGCGCAAGTGGTCAAGCTGCTTGAGGAATCCGGCGAACTTGCTGCTGGCGTTGCTCGCAAAGACATAGATCGCATCGTTGATTCAATTGGCGACATTATGGTCGTGTTGACCATCATTGCCGCGCAGATTGATATGCCAGTCGAAGAATGCCTCGATCTTGTGTGGCAGGAAATCCGTTACCGCAAAGGAAAGATGGTTGACGGCATCTTTGTGAAAGAAAACGACAATGGATGAAGAAGCGCAAACAGCAGCTTGCAGACAATTGCTTGCCAATGTCGTAAGCCTTGCGGTACTTGATGCCTGCCTAAAGCCGGTCAAACGCAAAGGCCCGGAGCGGCATAAGGTAGACGTAGCGCAAGACAAAGCCATCGATGCAATGATGTTTTTAATGGATGGCGCACAGCATTATGTTGAAATGATCGGCATGGATGGCGAACGGTTCAAAAAGCAATTGATTAAATCCATGTATGACGATTCACCAAACTACTTTACCAACACCATCACAGCAGAGCAGCGTCGCAGTTTTAGATTCAATCTTTACTTTTGGCAAAACAACCCTGCACGCCGCAGGTTTTTACCGGAGGATGACGATGAGAATAGCTGACGCAATCAACTGGATGATGACTTACGACGCATTGCAGCCCGATCTGATAGACGTATCGAATTGGAAGCCACACGATCCGCGTCGATACGATGAAAAACGCAAAGGCTGCATTCAATATTTACGGGAGAGAAATCTCTACATCCTTGACGGGCATTTCACTCCTACCAAAGCCTCACACACCGACATAACCGTGATCTTCAACCGCGCTCGCCAGCAACAGGGCGAAACCTTGATACAGGTGGCAAAATGAAAATGCTTTGCTTTGCAGTCATTATGCTTAGCGGCTGTGCATCGCTGCAAACCGCCAGCACTACCGTTCCCGAAGCCGTGTCTAGCTTACAGGTGGAAAAGGAAGTCCCACCGTTGTCCAGGCTGGAAGTTATCAACGGGATTGGCGAGTGCGAAAAAGCCGGAATGCGCCCCGTAGTCATCAGCACAAAGCGCAAGGTCAATAATCAGCTTGTTCCGTCTGTGGTGGATGTAACGTGCCTGCCCAAGCTCTGAAACCCCGCGCCCGTCAGATCATCGCTGCCATGCGGGAAGTCTTAGCCCGCGACCTTGAAATGACTGGCTTCAACATAGCCGCAGTCTTGAATGAAGATGTGGGAACGATTGGCAGTTACTTAAACGGCATGGCAAAGGACGGCTTAGTGTTTCGCATGGGTCTTAGGCTGCAATACAACGGCAAAACACGGACGAAGCATATGCTGTGGCGGCTCAATCACAAACTAATCAGGGAATTGGAAAATGGGTCAACCGCGACGATGGAGGATAAAGGGGCATCCAGCGCAATGCTCCAAGTGCAAAGCAATCAAGGAATCAGACCAGTTCAATTTGACAAAATACGGGACGCTCTCGTCTTGGTGCAAAGAGTGTCACCGCGTGCTGTGCCGTGAAAACTATCACAAGGGGAAAACATGATCTTTTTCGGTGGCTTGTTTATGGTTGCAGTATCGTTTGGCGTGTTCGTGATGTTTGCTGATCCTATCAACGACAAACGCTTGTGGCTTGAGGATGCGTGTGCAGCTATGATGATGATGGGAGTAGGGATTGCGATTATTGGCGCTCTAACTTGGATTGGACAATTTTTATGAAAGACTATTCAGAAAGCATCCTTGAAGTGGACAGGATTCGCAAAGCCATCCACACCGCTGCATTGTCGCAACAATGGTGGAAAGCCGACGCGCTTACCAATGATCTGTTGGTGGCGGTTTCGGAATTGAAAGTCGATCTTTACAAACGCAAAAGGGAAACTGATGGAAAACTATGAGCGTTGCAAGGTTTGTGATGTGGCTTTCAAGACGGGCGACAAGGTTATGTGGTGCAAGGTTAAGACTTGCCCTGAGACTGAACAGCGGGAAATGAGTGAGCAGCAATACCGCTGGATCATGCACAAAAAAGCCGCGCCTCATCAGTTCGACGCTTAACCAATCCTGGCAGAACTTTACCCCCTGCCTTGGTGAATTTCATGAATTCAGCCGCAGCAGCTTCATAATCCCGGCGCAGCACCTTTTGACGGAGGGTGCTGCGCTGTAGTGTTCCCAAACCAAGATTAAAAGCAAAACAGACAAGAGCATCGAATTTAGATTGAGTAAGCTCGCCGCAATACTGGGTAACGCCGCGCTCAAATCGTTCAAGATCGCTTGCAAGAATTGCATCCACTTCCTCCTTGCTCCACACCCGATTGTCTGCGGGATGTAAGTCTACTTTCAACCGGTCAGCCATCGTCAGCTTAGCGTGATCGGGATACATGACATGGCCTACCCCAACCGTCCACAAGTTAGCCGGGCATCGGTAAGGCTTATATCTTACGCCCTCATGGTGTGCAATCATCTTGATGCACAGCGGCGAGACTTTCATCGCTTGAATGCCTGCCCGCCAAAGTAAAAAGCAATGATGCTACTGAAAATGATCTGCGAATCATCATCCCAAAGGTTATTCAGCGCCACATCAAACGCCACGCCCGTTTTGAAGGCGTACAAAAAGCCAAACACATCCACAAACACCAGCAGTAAAAACATCCCATAGGCGATGCCAGGACGCACCATAGCGCGAGCATTGATTACCCATTGACTTGCACCTTTGGCGCTCTCAGTATCGTGCTGTAGCAACGCCACCTTCTCGGTTACGGCTATCTGCTGCGATTGGACGGCCAATTCCTCAGTCCGGCTTTGCGCCTGCACCTTGATCTGCTCAGTCTTAATTTCCTCGATTTGCTTCTCAATCTCAAAACCGGCTTTCCTAAGTTCCAATTCCCGTTCAATTTGCATCTGCGCTAGAGCGAGTTCGTGTTTCTTATCGGCGCGGTCTTGGAAAAATGACAAGATAGACGGCAACCCGCCCATGAGGAATGACAGCGAACTAGAGATAAGAGATAGCATTTCAGCCCCTAAAGTAAATGGCAACACCAACCGTGATGCAGCCAATCAATACGAATACGACAATCCCCGCCATCATCAGCAATTCTTCTTGCTCTTGTTTCTTCCTAGCGGCGCGGTCTTTAGCTAACCTGGCTTTGCGGATAGCTTCCCTAGCGGCTTCATCTTGCTCGCCAACGATGCGTTGCCGCTCGGCGCACAGTTCGTGATACAGGTCTAGCTCGCCCTTGAGCGTGAACATATCGCGCAGTTCTTGCTCAAACTCGCGCATCTGCTTGCGCTGCATGACAATGGTGAAAGCCTGTGACAGCGCCGATTCATGCTGTTCGGCTTCCTTTGGATCGTCAGGCTTTGGTGCTGCCTTTGCCGCTTCGACTTGCTTGGCGGCTTTTTCTATCTGACCTTGGGCAGTAAAGAATTGGGAAAGCTCTCCGTAACAATCACGGATTTCCTTGCCCATATTGATCGCCTCTTTGACGAAGGCGACCGAAGTCTTAGCTACAGCAAACGCTGCTCCAATCGTTACGGGGTCGATCATTCATTTAGCCCCCTGTTTTTGTTACCAAGTGCAGCAACAAAAGAATGATAGCGCCAGCGCAGGCAATACCGATGCTTTCTATGCGCTTGATCCGAAGGATGGTTTCTTTCCATCGCTCCGCGCAAACGGCTTCATGCGCTAGGAATTTTGCCGATAGGTCATCCATTGGCCTCTACCCATGATTGAGAATCTTCATCCCACCCGTAGACCTTGCCATCAGTCGGCATCGGAATTGGGGCTTCCCACCAGCAAGCATCATTCAGCACCCAAGACGCAAATGGCTTCGGAGGAATGAAAGCATCGCGCTGTTCGTCGTAGGTGTAACCGATTCCCGCATAGTTTTTTCGGATTCGTCCATTGTATGAAGTGCGTTTGCAAACCTGTTGACGAATCTCACCATAGAATAATTCCCAATCATGCGTTAAATCCGTTTCATCTTTGCCCACGATGACTTCGGTCACAATGTTATTTTCATCAAGAAAAGCATAATGTGCCATGTGCGCCTCAAGCAAAAGTTGCTGTGCCTGTGCCAGCCGTCACAGTCGTTGTTTTGTAGCCGCCGCTTGATGCCGTAGAACCCGTCAAGCCGCCGCTCAGAGTAATCGTCAATGTGTCAGGGTATTTGATAACAACAACACCCGAACCGCCGCTGCCGCCGTTTCTGAAACCACCATCATAGCCGCCGCCGCCGCCCCCGCCCCCGGTGTTGGCAGTTCCATTGTTGCCTGGCCCGTTGGTCGTTGCTCCACCGC